GGGCGGCGTCAGCGTTTGCGTGCCGAAATTGTAAGAACCGCCGGTTGGCGTGGAAGGTGCGCTCGAAGCGCGGCGATAGATGACCAGCTCGGCAATCGAGAGGCCGTCGGCGCCATCTGCACCGTCCGCGCCATCATCCCCATCGGCGCCGGGCGCACCGGGAGAGCCGTCCGCACCGTCCGCGCCAGCAGCGCCCGCAATCGCCTTGCTGATCGAATAGCCCGCATAGAGCGTCGCATCTTCATCGCCATCGATCACCGCCTTGAGCGTGGCCGTGCCGGTGTTCGCGCTCATGCTGTTGACGCTGAACTCACCGGTGTCGGGATCGATACTCACGTCAACGCCGGTTTCGCTATCGACGGAGAAAGCGATGTTCGCGGTGGTGGTGATGTTTGTGTCGCCGTCGAAAATCTCAAACACGCCGCCGGCGTTGGCGAAGCTCGACACCACGCCCGCGCTGCTCGCCGGCACGGTGACGGCGTATTGCGTGAGCCGGCCAAAGAAGCGCGTGGCGACGGCGCTGAGGCTTTGCAGCTCCACCAGCGTTTGCGTGCGGCTGAACTCGCCCACTGCGACGATCAGCAGCTCATAGGTAGAACCGCGGCTGCCCGGCGGGAAGGTGGCGAGCCGCACGCCCGCGCCCAGCACGCCCACCGCCTCAAAGCGCGCATCCGCATCGTCTTTCGGGCGCCAATAGGTTTCGATGCCAACGACGCGCGAGGCGGTGGCGATCGGGAAATCGAAATCCACGAACATGCCAACGTCGCTCGCCACCATGCCCATGATCTGCGGCGCAGGCGGGGCGGGGAAGGCGTCGCCGCTGATGTTGGAATACCAAACCGGCTCCGGCGCATCGTCATCATCATAGAGCGCATCGACGTAAGCGGCGGCTGAAAGCTCGGCTTCGTAATTGCCCTGGCGACGCAGATTGCCGAGCACGAGATCGAGGGTTTGAATGCCGGCGTCACCGAAGGTCACGAGATCGCCGATGTGCGGCGCCTCCGCGATCGGCACGCCAGTTTCCGCAGCGAGCGTGATCCAGCGCGAGGCGCCGGGCGTGGTTTCAACCGCCAGCGGATCGCCCACGATGATGCTCGGATCGGGCTCCTCATCTTCTGCGTCCACCGCACGGAAAGCGATGGCGTAATTCTCGCCGATCGTTTGGTGCGCCACTTCATCAAGCTTGATGGCGAGCACGCGCGTCTCGGCTTCGTTCAGCGCAAGATCGATCACCTTGCCGCTGATGCGGCCTACGGCGACCTCCCAATGCGCGAGCGCCACACGTTGGCCGCGTTGGCTGGCGAAGTGCTCCCAATCGACGCTGAACGTGTATTCCATACCCCGCAGCAGGATCTCTGCGATGCGGCGTTTGGCTTCGCGGTTGATCTCAACCGGGCGCGTCTTGCCCGGCACGACCAGCAGCTCCGGCGCGATCGTGATGTTCTCCGCGTTGAAGCCGGGGAAATAGACGACCATCTCGTCCAGAACGTAATTCTTCTCCGCGTTGTTGAACTGCACGCGATAGGCCTGCGTCTCAGGCTTGAGCGTGCGGCGGGCGCGGAGGCCCCACGAATTGCGCGGCGTGAAAAGCTGCGTCGCGGTGGGCTGGGTTGTGTCAGGGATCGGCACAAGCTTGCCGCCGCGCCGGCCAATGGTGGCGCGCCCGCAGCGTGCGATGAGCTGCAGCACGTCCTCAGGGCTGGCGCCTGTGCCGGCGGCAACGTCAAGATCGCAGCGCCAATCCATGCCAACGCATTGTTCAAACCATGCGCCCCATGCGGCTTGATCCAGCCCATCTGCGCCATAGGGTTTCGCCATGCCGGGGCCCATCGCCACCCAGCGCGCGAGCGCGGCGGGGTTTGATGTGGCGGCGGGCGTGGCGGTCCAATCTTCCTCCCCGCTATCCCAAAGCGGGGCCACGCGGCTGATCACGCAATTGATGCGGTCCACAACCGATTGCACCTGCGGGCCGGCCTCAACGGTGACATGCAGCAGGGCAAGGTTGTCATCAATGACGGGCGGCGCATTGGTGAAGCTGCGAAGCTTTGCCCAGCCGATGCGCGTGCGAATGTTGGGGTTGGTGTAATCCTCCGTGACGCGGAGAAAGCCCACCTCGAATTGCCCGCCGCCAACACCCTCGCGCGTGTGCGTGACGCGGAAGGGCTGCAGCGTGGCGCGGTGCTGGCTGTAGAGCGCGCCTGAGGCGCTGACCGTGCCATCGGCGAAGCTGCGCCAATCGGTTTCGCCAACCTGCCGATAGCGCAGCCGATATTGCACGGTGATGGCGTCGTGCTTGCCGGAGGAGGTGATGCGCAACAGGCCTTCAAGCCAGGCTAACTCAACCTCCAAGGCGTCACAATCGGATGAGTCCGTGGTGCGCGTTACCCAGCCGCTGGCATTGTCCACAAGGCCGGGGCCGTCTTGCTCATCCGGACTGCGGGCCCAAATCGGCGGGATCGGATCGCCCGGTTTTTCCTTCACCGCCCAATGCGAGCCGGCGAAGTTGCTGAGCGGCGTGTCGCCGATTTGAATGGAGTCGCCATCAAGCGAGACGGGCCCAAGCCCAAGCCCAAGCAGCACATGCAGCCACACCGTCTCGCCATTGGTTTGCGTCCATTGCTTGGCCGCATGCGGGGGAAACACGCGATGCGTGCCGAGCACGGCGGGCCATGACGCATAGGGCTGGATCGCATTGCGCGCGCCGTCGATTGAGAAGCGCGGGTCAATCGACATCGTGTCAGGATCGGTGGCGGTGAGTGCGCTGATGCCGTAGCTCGCCGCAGCGGTGAGCGCCCCATAGGCGAGGCCGGACCACCCGCCGATCACGTTCGTCCAGATATAGCCGAGCGCGGCGCCGATGTACGTCCAGCGCGGGCGAGGGCGCAGGCCTACCAGCACGCCCGGCTTAGGCCGCGCCTTGCTCCACCATTCGCGCGGCAAAGGCCGATCGCCAAGATAGAGCACGAGCGCATCATCCCACTCGCGCTGTAGCGCCTTGGTGGAATAGCAATGCTCAACGATCTCGGCACACGTCATGCCGGCTTTGACGATGCGCGTCACCGGTGCGCCGCTGAACGGCGCCAGGACGGAAACGAAAATAGGTTCGCTCATGGAGAGGGGCGCAACACGTTGTAAAGCCAAAGTTGGGCGGCGCGGCGCACGCGCTTGCGCCCATCGATCGGTTCAATCGTAACGCCGGAGCCGGGGCGCGAATGGATGAAGCGGCCCGCGCCACACAGCACCGCGACATGATGCGCGCGCCCGCCAGAGCCGAGAATGAGAATATCGCCTACATCGCCAGCGCCCGGCGCATAGGCGGCAAGCTCCGATTGGATAAGGCGATCGAAGGCGGCGGTTTGCGCGGCGTCCACATTGGCGGCGCTGTAGTGCTCCGCATAGGCCTTGATGGGGCGGCCAAGCAGCGCTTGCACAAACTCCATCACGCCAGTGCAATCGAAGCTGTGCGGCCCGCGCCCGCGATCCTCAAACGGTAGGCCGCGCAATGGCGGGGCCCAATCCGCCAGCGGCGCGCGCGCATTGGCGCTGAGGTCAAAGCCCTCAGCGGGAGCGGTGAGCATCTGCGTCATGAAAAGAGGGCCGGCGTCCGCGAAGGCGCGAAGGTTTGGAAGGGCCACGTCTCGGACGAATCCTCACGTGGGGCGAGCGTGATGGCGAGCATGCCGCCGGCGGGAGAGAACTCCGTCACGCGCAGGCCGGGCCAGCTTTCCTCAAGCACGTCGGGCGTGGCGGCGAGCACAAGATCAAGCCGCGCGCTGATCTCGGAATTGGCGAGCGACATGATGGCGAGAACGTCGCGTTCGGTGTTGTCGATCACGAGATTGGCGCGGCGCTGGGTCACCTCTGCGGCGTCACCCGGCAACACCGGCGGCTGCATCGCGCGCGCTGTGAACGTCGCTTCGGTTTCCATGCCGATCAGCAAAGCCGCCGCGCTCGACACCAGATCGCGGCCGCAATCGGTGAGGCGGATCGGCGCGGGAAAGCTCGGATGCGTGAGGGTGATGAGCGTAGCCGGCGCGTCGCTGGTTTCTTGCGCGGTGATGGCGCGGATGAAACGCGGGGAAGGCATTACGGCGCCTCCTCGGCATCGGGCAGCCAGATTTCGAGCGTCACGTCGGCAAACCACCAGCGGCCCGATGCGCTCCAAACGATCGGCCCGTCAAACGCCGCTTCGCATGCGCCCCAAACCCAATGCGTGAGATCAAAACGCTCGGCCTTGTTTGCGGCATAGAAGGCGGCGAGCGTGGCTTGATCGGCGTCTCCCAGCTTGAAGCGGAAGGCTTCGGTGCGGCTTACCGCGCTGGAATCGATGCGCCGTTTGCTTGGGCCAGAATCCATCGGCGTGCGGCGCACCCCGTCAAGATCGGACGCGCGCCAGGAGTCGCGCTGCGG